GTGCCTTGAGCCCTGCCCGCTTGAGTTTCGGCCTGATGAGAAGACAGGCAAGCCCCAACGTCGGAGCACCGCTTCCGGCAGAACCGCCCGTATCTACTTTGCAAAATGACTGAAACCACCGACTTCGCAGCCAAAAGCAAGTTTCTTCACGCCCAAACCAAGTTTGTTCACGAGGACAAGGGCTACAAGCTCGTGCTGGAGCGCTATCAAAAAATGTGGGACGAGGTGCACGAGCAAGAGCGTCAAATCTTGATCGAGGGCAGAAAGGTTGCCCGAGTCGTCCGATTGATGGACATCTGCATCGAGAAGTTCTGCGAATGCGCTGACGTTGCTGAGGGAAGTGATGAGGACAAAACGCTGCAGCAGTACACCGGCGAAAACGCCGAGTCTTGGTGGCATGAGTTTGAGCAGAGCAAAAATCTGCTTCAAGAGCTGCTTCTTGACCAATGCAGCAAGGTTTTGACCGCCAAGTACAAAGCGAAAAAGGTGAACGAGGAGGCCAAGCTGCATTGCGATCAGTTGAGCGCCGCAAGAACTGAAGCTGAAAAGCGTTACAAAGAATCGCTTGAGAAAAACGATTGAGCAGCTTCACCTTCACGGTCATGGGCAAGCCTGCCCCACAGGGGAGCAAACGCTCCCTCGGTGGTCGAGTGATGATTGAGTCCAGCAAACGCTGCAAACCGTGGCGGCAAGACGTCCGCCACACGGCATTGGACTTGACACCTGAAACGTGGCGCGCCACACTACCGATGAAGGTCGAGGTCGACTTTCTTTTCAATCGCCCCAAGGCGGACTACCGCACCAACGGCGAGCTGAAACCATCTGCTCCACTTCATTTGACCAAGCGCGTCGGCGATGTTGACAAGCTTTGCCGCGCGCTACTTGATGCCATGACCGGCGTTGTCTTTGATGACGACTGCCAGGTCGTGACGCTTATTGCCCACCGCCGTTATTGCCTCTCACATGAGCGACCAAGCGCAATCATCACAGTCACAGCCCTCGGCTGAACTGGTCGCCGCTCTGATCAAATTTCAGCAGTCGGTTCCGACCATTCACGACAACGACAACAGCTACCACGGTGGCTTTGCCAACCTGCCCGGCATACTTTCAACCATCGGGCCAAAGCTGCGCGAGAACGGCCTTGCCGTTTCACAGCTACCGGAAGAAATCAACGGCCAGCCTGGCCTCCGCACGACGTTGCTCCACACCAGCGGGCAAAGCCTGACCGCCGTCACTCCGCTTGCGGTCAACGCAGGGAAGAACGGAACCCAAGAGTGGGGGAAAGCAATGACCTACTCCCGGCGCTACGCTTTACAGGCGGTGCTTGGCCTTTGCGTTGGCATTGAGGACAACGACGCGGACATGGAGCCAGAGCCAGCGCGCACGCGCACGATTGAGCCAAAGGCAAAGCCTGCTCCTGCAGCAGCCCCTGCAGTTAGAACCGACCTGACTCCTGCCGAAAAGCAGACCTGCATAGACATGGTCAAAGCAATCGGCCTGAAAAAAGACGATGGCGGTTGTGGCAAGCCAGCGGAGATGAAAAAGATCCTCAGCGAATTCCGCGAGGCTTTTGAAATCAAAGCCGAGAAGGTCTCCGACGGCATCCAAACTGTGGTCCATCAAGAATGGATTGCCAAGCGTTGCCAGGCTGTTGAGGCATGACCGATGGACAGACATCACAAGCGCGTCGTGATGCACGGCGGCGCAAGTTTCAATTCGGTGTGCGGTTGGATTCCGATCTAGCCGCGCAACTGCAGCACTACGCCGACAAACGGCACGACGGCATCATCAACGCTGCTCTTCAAACGATCATCCTTAAATTCTTCAACGGCAAGTAATGGCTGACTTCAACATCGGTTTCGTCCAGTTCACTCAACTTGAGGAGGACAAGCGGACAGAAAAAAGCCCAGACGTCACAGGCTCCATCGAGGTTCTCGCAACCGACGTCGACGCACTGATCAACTACCTGCAAACGGCAGCGCGCGAGGAGGACTACCGAGGCGACGAGGTGGTCAAGCTGCGCTTGGCTGGCTGGAACGGCATGACCCGCAAGAACAAGCCCATGCTGAAAGGCAAGCTGAGCGAGCCGTATCGCCCTGACGCCAAGCCTGCGGCAACTGTTGCGGCAAGCAGCGGCGGCGACTTCGACTTCTGATTAAAGGGGCATCATGCGTGCAGTATCGGAAACGCCTGCAGGGTCGGGTGGTGCCGTCCTTTGGTTGCGCTTCGAGTAAGTCCCCGCCTTCTTATGACAAAGCCCATCATCAAGCAGGTCAACAGACACGGCGTCGTTCACTGGGAGGTGACACACCAAGGCATGACGCGCTTCTTCTTGCACGATTGGAAAGCACGCTGGTATTACGAGTCATGCGTGAGGTACTACCGCACCAAAATTTTGGGCAGGGGTTCCTAATCCCAACAAGCAATCTTGGCGTCAAGTTCCCCAATACGCCCAACTGCTTGGCTAAGCAGTTTTGATTGATGAAAGTTTTGACGAACAAGCGAAGCGCATATCAGTTTTAGTTGCTCCTTATCGTTGCAGTTTTGAACGTTTCTAACGCTGCGTTCAATCTCGAAAAGTTCCTCGTGAGAGGGCTTGACCTGCATCCAAGTTGCCCAGCCCATCAGATTGTTGCAGAATCTTTCTTTCCGAATAGTACGCACCGTTTTTTTGCATGTCCATGGTGTCTCTGACCCAAGGCACCAGCCAATCATTGACCCGTGAACATTGATCCCAGTTCACTGGCTTGGCGCACTGCACAACCACAGTCGTCCAAAACGCACTTATAAACGCCCAGACCCAATAGAACTCACTCATTAACGAGAATCACCCAGCCCGTCGAATCGCCTTCCGCTTCCCAGCGTGGCTTGAATGCAGCCTGCCTCACATGAACGTTGCGACCCAAGTGCGGGTTAGACCAGCCGCCCTTTTCCATTTCGGGGAAGCCGCGTGGGTCTTGAAGCACCCAAAGAGGATCGTCAGAGTGCTTCTGGGAGTAGCCAGAAATGACCGCCCAATGACCGCATCCCAAGCCATTGCACATTGGTGGTTCGCCCAGGAGCATGTTGCCTGCTGAGAGATAGCCCACGAGGACTGGTCTGCCGTTTTCAATCTCCAGCTCAACCATCTCAGCGTTGCCGTCTTTGCGAAACTCAGCCTGCAAGCCAAGGCTGCGCAGCGCTGCCAGCTGTGCTTCTACTGATGTGGTGTCACCGAATTTGGCCCTGATCTCGTTGTACTCATCATCCGTCTTAACCTTGGAATAAAACGCCGCCACCATTCCAGCGGCTGAGGAAAAGCACTCCCTGTAACCAGTGCCTGTCTTGTTGTCGAGCTGCTTGAAGTAGGGCATGTAGACCTCTTGGTCATAGCCACTTGCCTTCCAAGCCTGAAACCACTCTGCGTCTTCCTCCAGTAGCTCCGGCGGCATGGACTCCTCAAGCTGTTTAACAGCAGCCATGCGGTAGGGCGCATCTTTGGAAAAGCGTTCAAAAAACGGCAGGAGTGACAGCACGCCCAGCACCAGCAGCAAGATTATTTGGATGATGCCGGACGCCACCTACTTTTCAACTCTCGTGTCCGGCAACAGCAAATCCTTCAGATGCTTGACCGCAAGGTCATCTAAATCGTTGTCCGTGCGAGTGACGATCTTCTCCAGCATTGCCACGATCAATTCCTTAAACGCTCTTGATTTCCATGCGGTCATCAAGATCGGCTTGAGAATCAAAAGCATCGGACTGCCTTGAATAGCACCAATACATTAGTGCCTATCTGTATGTCCTTCCAATCGAGCCACTGAACGCTCCAATTCGTTCAACCTGGCAAAGACCTCAACATCTTTGGTCTTGATGTCGTCGTGCAGGATTTGTAGCCTGCTGGACAAATTGTCTACAGCAGTCGTCAACCGCACCAAAGAGTCACGACCTTGTTGGCTTTGACGATTCAAACCTGAAACACCTAGCCCGGCTACCGTGACACTGGCGCCTGCTACGGCGGCCCAGATTTCAACCATGACCCGCCCCTAACACTCGCTCAATCATGGCAGAAACACCGCAGACCAAGCCGGAAGAACAAGAGGAGCAAGGCCATTCGTGGTTAGGCGATGTTGTGCGCGTGACCATCCTGCTGTGGTCGATGGGCATCCTGACGGCAAACTATCTCGGCATCTTTTCTCAGTCCGTTGATCCGACTTTCCCGGCATCGTTGCTGACAGGGACCGCAGCTTCTTACTCGCCAGCCCTCGGCAAACTCGGCAAGAAAAAGAAAGACGACAACGGCGTTATCGT